ACACAGGGGGGTGCGGGGTCCTTAACGGGTGCCCTGGGTGCCCCTCGGCAAAGGCACCCAGGGCGGGAGGGTTAGGCCGGGCCGCCGCGTATGCACACGCCGCAGCGGCGCAGGGTGAAAGGAGGAAAGCCCCCGCGGTACACTCCCCGGCCATGGTGTGGAAAGCAAAGAACCACCGGCCTTTCAGCTGGTGGTTCTCGGTATTCGTTTCAGGGCTTCACCCCTGCGCTGCTTTCCATGCTATCAGTATAGCACGGTCAATAGTCCAAAAGCGTCCAAACTTTTCAGGGTCGATTATTCCGCCCGTGCGGCCCCGCCCGCCGTTGCTTCCTGGCCATGTATTCCTCCAGCAGTTTCCGGTTGCGCTTGTTCTCCAGGATCTTATCCAGGGCGGCGTTGTAGTAGTTGAACACGTTGGACCGGCTCATGTAAAGGGCCTCCGCGATCTTATCCCAGCCCCGACAATCTATGTGCCGCATTTCCACCACGGTGCGCTCGGTGGAGTTGGCGGGTAATACGTCGATCAAATCCATAACGTTCAGGACGGCCTTGGCCATTTCCTCCCGCTGCTCCTCGATCCTGTCCTCCACTTCGGAGATCCGAAAGACAACGGACACGGATCCGTCCGTCTTTGTCGGCTTGGTCGGCGGCGTCAACCTGAACGCGGACCCCGTACTGGGCGCCCGCAGTTCGCTGGAAAGGACGCGGTGGCGCTCCTCCAGGATCCGCTTTTTCCCCACAGCCGTGTGGTACTGCTGCAGGTATTCCTTGACAGCCTCACGGCCCAGGGTTTCGTCCGTTGTCTTTTTGCTCATTCTCACACCTCGGTAATGTCGTACCCAAAACGGTCCTTTAGCATTTTCTTTTTCATGGCATACTTGGCCGTTCTGGTTGCCTTGCTCTTTACGTCCTCCACGACGAACTCCCAGGGCACCCCGCTTTGTTCTGCGTAGTATGGCGCATGACTTCCGTATAGCTGCCTGTTTGGCGGCTGGTAGTATGTAAAATCCGCCTTGTAGCGGATAGCCCGCACCCGCTTTCCCTCCGTGTCGGTAAACGCTTCCTGCAGGGTGAAATCCACCTGGAGGCGCAGATCGCGGATCTGTCCCCTTGCCTGGCGGGCAGCCAGAACGTCGAACCTGCGGGCTTCTTTCTGGCTGTCGAAATGCAGGACGGCCCCGGAGGCTGTCACCCGCTCGGTGGGGGTGTTGTGGTATTTCGTACCCTTTGCCGGATCCTGCGGCGGCGCGGCGGGAGGTGCTGGCCCCCGCCGCTGTTGCTGCTCCATGTACTTTTTCATGGCCTGCGCCTGGTATTTCGGCGGCAGGTCGGAAACGTTTATGGCCATGTTATTTCTTGGCCTCCTTATGCGGGCAAACAATTTTTTCCTCCGCCGTTCTGCAAAAGAACGGGAGTTCTTTTAACATTTCATTCAGGGCATAGCGCAGATTAAAGCGGGCGCAGGACACAGCGCCATATTTCCAGAGTGGGCAGTCCGTACATTGTGGGCTTGCCGGTGGCTTTTCTGCTTTCACTTCTCCGCTCCGTTCTTGATTATGCGTTCCCGCTTTTCATTTAGGGCTGCCAGGGTCATTTTGACGACGCTTTTTCGCCATGTATTGATCTGGCTTTGATCCTCCGATGCAGTAATATCCCGCAATAGACTGCGCTGGACGTTTATAGCGCTTTCCAGGACTACCGGGACATATTTTGCGGCCCGTTCCTTTCTCCGGCGCTCTCTGGCCGTTCTAAACGCCGCACCGATTAGGGCCGCCGCCAGTATGAACCCGCCCATAGCCCAGTTTGTCAGGCCGATTTCTATTCGTAGCACCGCCAGCGCGAACTCTGCCAGTCCCCAACAGACTACCAATAGCGTCATTTCAGCGCATATAATCAGTGCGTTTTTGAAATATTCTTTCACGCTTATACCTCCTCCGCGTCCGGGATCTCCACATACTGCCACGACATAGGCGGGCGATCCAGGCCGAACTCTGCCAGCGGGCTTGGTGTGTCGAACTTTTCCGGTGCTTCGATGAACCAGCCGGAAACGCACTTGCCCCCGGCGTACTTTTCCAGGTCTGCCAGCGGTACGCATGACGGCTTTTCCAGATACTGCAGGAAATTGGTTTCCGTGTACCCATGGCAGAGAAATTGACCTTGCACCGCTCCGGTTCCGCTGACATACACCAGCACCGTCAAAGGCCATTCCAGATCCGCGTGGTTTTTGCTCTGCGGGTGGCTCTTTCGGATCTCCAGCCATTTTTCCCCGGTCAGGATTTTCTCCCACCACTCCGGTTTCATGCTCATAAGCACAGCCAGCATATTAACCTCCGTTCTGCCCGGACAGCGGAATGATCCGGCACTTATCCGTTGCAAACTCCGCCACATGGTAAAGCGCCATGCAGGCCAGCATGATGTCCGCCATAATGTCGTCCGCGTCCTCTTTCCCGCGCCCGTCCTTGTTCTGTTTCAGAAATCCAGCGGCCAGCACGTTCCCCAGTTCCTCCAGGTTCTTGGCCGCTTCCTGCCAGCGTTCTTTCGGCACGGTGTAACCGATCTCCACTTTCTCGGTGTTTTCCACGGCTCACACCTCCCATGGGAAAGCAGAGGCAGGGAGATCCGGGAAATACTTCCGCAGATTTTCCTTGAAGAACACAGGGATCTCGTTCTCCTCGCAAAATGCCACGATGTTGTCCACCCACTCGCGGGCGGGCGTCACCTTGTCCGGTCGGTTGCCGGTTTCGGCGCCCAGGATCACCCACTCCGGTAAACCCTCCGCCGCGGCCATGTCCACCGGCCCCAGCAGCGGCTCCATGCTCCAAAAGCTGTTGATGTTCACACCCTGCATGATGTACATTCCCACCGCGTCCATGTTCGCCACGGTGCTGCCATACCAGAAATTGCTTTCGTGGGGCAGGAGGGCCAGGTGGTCCAACTCCAGATACCGGGCCGGGTTCTTTGTCAGGAACAAATAGCGGTGCTGGGGTGCCTTGCGGCAGGCGTCCAGCACCTCCACGATCCAGGAGGTGGGCACCCAGCGCCCAAACAGATCCGCCATGCTACAAACAAACACGGTCTGCGGTTCCTTTGTGTTCTGCGGCTGGCCCAGGCGGTAGCGGTGCATGGTAGGCTCGAAACCATACGGGTATGGCGTCGCCTTGATCTTCTCCGGCAGCACATGGAGGCCGCCGGCCAGCGGGGCCGGATCCTCCAGCCCTGCGTTGAAGCGTGTGGCCGTCCGCCTGGCGTAGCAGTACGGGCAGCCATGGCGGCAGCCGGTTACGGGGTTCCAGGACATTGTGGCCCAGTCAATTTTCGTCTTGTTCATTCTTCGTCGCTCCTTTCGCTTTTCCACTCGTTCACTATGCACTCGTTACAGCCAAAACTCTGGCAGTACACGCAAATGTCCATACCGTCGGCCATGGCCGCGCGGACGATTGCCGGGAAATCCGGCAGGTTCACCTTGCGGCGCGGTTTCAGTTCCGCCAGAACGTCGCCCAGGTATTCCGACGCCTGCCAGTCGCCATAGATACGCGCCGGGGCTTCCTGTTCCTCGGTTTCCGGGTTCATAGTCCAGAGGGCAACACACCCGCCGTCCGGGTCATGCTCCCACCGCGCCGGTGTCTGGCTTATGATCTGCCCATCTGCGCCCCGCGTCGTCAGGCCTATGGTGGCCGTTCCCTTGGCTATGCAAATAATACTCATGCGCTTATACCTCCCGTTCAAACCTGATTTTCATTTGCGCCGGGTACAGGTCAACCTCTGGCCTGCGCTTTCCGGTCCACCGGAGGCCGCCAGCTTGTCCCACGCACTTCCAGCCAGCTGCCCGGAGGCTGGCCCCGTTTTCACTCTCAAGAATGTAGGTCACCAGGCGTTTATACCCCATGGCGCGGGTAGCTCTCCACGCGGCGGCGTAAAGCATGGAACAGGCGTTGCGGGTTCCGTCTGTGCAGAGGCGGTTTACCTCCAGCGTCCACCCGTCGTCTAAATGCCGCGCCACAGGTCTGCCCACAATAGCCACGCCCACGATTTTCTCCCCGTCGGAACAGCCTATTGAAAACTTGTGCCCCACCACAGGCCCGTGGTGCCGGTGGTTTTGCTCAACGTATGCGTTGGCCTCTTTCAGCGTCATGGGTGTTATTTCAAGCATTGTCACCACCTCCAAACACCGCCAGGTCATAACAGGTCTGTTTTCCGACGTACTGGCACCACGCCCATTCCAGCATGGCGCCGCGGCTGTCCTGGTAGTCCTGCATGAACAGAACCACGTCCGCCGCCTCCATCATGGCAAAACACAGGCGCATATAATCCACGGGGCGCAGCCCCTCCGGTTGCGTGGCCGGGTTCAGAACGATATGGCCCGCCGCCGTCAGCTTCTTTTCCGCCTCGCAGAACTTCGCTTTATAATGCCTGTCCCCGGTGATCTTGCCGGATATGTAGATTTTCACAGAAAGCCCTCCTATTCGTTGAATATCTCGAAATACTCTTGGTATGGGTAACCGCTGATCTCATGCCACCCGCTCCTGCAGGTGGATCCGTCGTCGAACTTATACAGCACAGCACCTTTTCTGGCTTTTGGGTCTTTTCTCCAGCTGGAGGAGGAAACCACCGTGTAGGTCACCACAGGCTCCGCCATGTTCTGGCTGGCGCTGAAACGCTTTCCCTTTATGCCCAGTTCCTTGAACCGCTCCATTGTGGATCGGCTTTCTTTCATCAGGTAACTGGCCAGCTTGTAGTGGTTCCCGCGGCGATCCATCGGCTGAAAGCTGACATTCCCGCCGCCCTCCGCCACGCCCTCCCAGGCTTCCAGAATGATCTCCGGATCCATTTTGGAGATTATGACGTGGTGGTGTGGGTTTGTCATGCGCTTGGTTTCTGTCACCACAATGTACTTGAACGTGATCCCACGCCGCTGGCAGATCCGGCGCAGGCGTTTCAGAAACAGCTTTCGATCCTCTATGCACTGTTCAAAGGTTCTCCCCTTGTCGTAGTAGTGCAGGACAGCATGGAGATCCCGGTGGCCGAAATTGGCGTTGATCTTCCAGCGCAGTCTTTCCTCCGCCGCTTTCTCGTTGATCCGTTCCTGCTTTGCGGTGGTGTGGCCGATATTGGGGCCGCGCTTCACTCCTTTGGTGTGAACCCGGAAAGATTGCATTTTCTTGTGTTCGACACACGGACCAGCTTTCACCACCCTATGAACGTAGGCCATGGGTGCCTCCTTTTCTGCTGCTGGTCACTCTGCTAATTGCTCTTACCGGTGCTATACGGGGCCGTGGCCCCGTTGATTTTTCCGGCTTGTATTCCGTCCGGGAACCTGATATAATATAGGTATATCGGACGGTTTTCCGTCGTCTATATTGCCACCTGCGCCGTGTTGACAGCACCGGGCGCAGGTGGCTTTTCTTTTTATGCCAGGTAATCCTTTGCCATTTCCAGCAATTCCGCCGCGTGTTCCTGGTCAATGATTTTGACCTTGCCGGGCTTCTTCGGATCTGCGTCGATGGCCCAGCACGTTTTCTTTGCCAGTATTTCCAGCTTGTTCAGTTCCTTGTCCAGCCTGCTTTTGTAATAGTCCTGTTCTTTACGCCAGGCCACAAACTCCATGAACTCCTCTGCGGTCATATTTACAGTTACTTCCACGGTGCCCTCCTTACGGCGTGGCCGCCGCTATTCTGTCAGCTGCCATCTGTGCATAGTCGGGGTTGATCTCGCAGCCTATGAAATCGCGCCGCAGGCGCTTGGCCACCACTCCGGTGGTGCCGCTCCCGGCGAACGGATCCAGGACCGTGCCGCCCAATGGGCTGCCTGCTAAAATACAGGGTTCAATCAGCTTTTCAGGAAACACGGCAAAATGGGCGCCGCGAAAGCCGTTTGTGCTTACGGTCCACACGTCCCGCTTGTTCCGGCGGCCCGTCTGGTTTTCTCGGTTCCCGTGGCTCTCGCGCTCCACCTGGGCGCTGTTGTCGTGTGCCCGCCCGCCGGTGTAGGCACCGCCGCCGCGGAACGTCCTGGCGTTTCCCTTGGTTGATGTAACGGGTTCGCTGATCGCCGCCGCGTCGAAATAATAGCGTTCCGATCTGGAAAGCAGGAAAATATATTCGTGGCTCTTGGTGCAGCGATCCCGGACGCTCTCCGGCATACAGTTGGATTTGTTCCATATAATATCCTGGCGCAAATACCACCCGTCTGCCCGGAGGGCAAAAGCCAGCTGCCAGGGAACGCCGATCAGGTCTTTGTATTTGTAGCCCCGCGGCGTATGCTTTGCCGTGTGGCCGCAGGAATTACGGGTGTTCGTCGGCGGCTGGCTTCCTGATCTGGTGGCGTAACTGTCGCCCATGTTCACCCACAGGGTTCCGTCTGCCCGCAGAACCCGCCGGACCTCACGGAAAACGGAAACCAGCGATTGCAGGTATTCCTCCACGCTGGCCTCGTTTCCGATTTGACCCGCCGCGCCATAATCTCGCAAATTATAGTAGGGCGGGGAGGTGACGCAGGTATGGACGCTTTCGGGCGGTAAATACCGCAGTTGCTCCAGCGCGTCGCCTGGCAGGATTATTTCAGCCATTGGCAGCCGCCTCCATTCCCACAGGTTCCGGCAGGTGCCAGTCCTCCGCACGGACCTGGAAAGCGTCGCCCAGTTGCATGGTGTCCGGGTAATTGTGCTGTGTGGTCTGTACGGCGTATTTGTCAATCTCGGTTGCATAGTAGGTGGTGATCTCCGCGCCCAGCTTGTCCAGCGCGATATGGCCGCAGCTCATACCGTCGTACATGGATAGCACTTCCACCGGCTCCTCCGTCAGTCCGGTAAAATGGCTCATAATGTGGGCAATCACGTCCACGGTCCAGCCGTTGCCCAGCATTTTATACGCTTGGGTGTCGCTGACGGGAAAGGCGTATGTGTCCGGCACGGTCTGGAGGCGTTTACATTCCGTCACGGTCAACTTGCGAATGATGTAAAATCCGTCTGCCAGTTTAATGGGGTATGTCTTTCCTTTGATGGTAATCCGCCCGCCGCGAACCTCGTAAACTGGGATTTCTTTTCCGCCTGCCGCCTTAATTACAAACTGCCCTTTCCCGTCCGGGATAACGGGCACGGCATACAGGCCGGTGGCCGCACCGTCGGCCCCGCCGCCGTTCGGCCTTGCCTGCAGGGAAACGCTCTTGCCGTCCGTGCTGTAAATGCGGCGGCTTTGGCTGGTGCCCAGTTCGCCGTCCTTGTTCGGCATGGCGCCGACGCGGACGGGGACGGCGATCATATTGTCTTTTTCCACGGTTGACAGGCAATTTGTTTTGCTCGGATCCTCGTTTACCTCGAAACGCTGGATCCGCTCGATCTCCTCGTTGTAATCGTCGCGGTGCCCCTGCTCGTTGATCCTGCGCCCCACGACGCGCCCAGCCACAGGGACGGCATAAAGCCCGGTTTTTGCGCCCAGGCCGCCGCCATTCCCGCAGAGGGTTACGCTTTTGGCGTCCGGGCTGTAAACACGGTATTGCTGGCTGTCAAAAGTCTGGTTCTTTGCGTCGTTCTCAATGGTTCCGATCCTCACCGGCTCCACCAGAACGTTATACGGGACGCCCTTGTGGGTGTTCGCCGTCACGCAGGCACTTTTTTCCTGCGTTGCGTCGTGGAAATAATCGAAATCAAAATGGTTCCGCCCGTCCTTGGTTTCGCGCACCATATAATCCATTTCTTTTTCAGTCAGTGGCTTAATGGCAACAGGTTCCGCCGCACCATTCCGCTGGTGTCTGGAAACCATGTCGTCCGCCGTGGTTCCGCCAGTTGTGGACAGCAGGGCATACCCTTTTTCTTTCCAGCAGACACCACTTTCCAGAATGTCGCGCAGGAGGATCCCACGGTCCACCGGCTGCTCCACCGCCACCTGGCTGTATGTGCCGTCCTCGTTCCGTTTGCCCGCCCAATACAGGCGCTGGCGGTTTTGTGCGCTCACCAGGGCGCTGTTAATTAGGACAGGCTCCACGCCTAATTCCGCCGTGATCTGCGCCCGGATAGCGGGCGACATACTTTTATTGTTTTCGTACAGGAAAAAATCCGGCTGGTACTTATCCCGTGCAATACGGTAATTCAAGAACAGCTCCCAGCCTATGCCGCTGGCTTCGGTTTCGCGGTTCTTCGTCTGTGCGATACTCCAATGTGTGCAAGGGCTTCCGCCGATCAGTATTTTCATTTCCCCGCCTCCCGTTCGCGTAATAGCTTGTCGTTTTCCAGAATGGCGGTTTTAATTTCTTCCGGTGCGGTTGTCAGATCCGTGTCGTCGCACTCACGTTTCAGCCACCAGGTAGGGCTATTCCGTTCAGCTTGGTGGGCGCAGTTTTCAGCGTCGCAGTTCTCCGCGTCGCAGCTGTCACAAAATACCCGGTGGAAATCGTCGTCCCACGGGCCGGACAGGATAGGGAGGGCGCCCAGGAAGTCCCCCAGGGCCTCCGGGGAGGCCGTGATCCTTTCAAAGTTATTCACCGCCCGGCCTCCTCTTTGTGGAGGTCCACACCCTCCAGGGCGTTCCACACGGCCCGCTCCCATTCCTTTGCCCAGCCGGAACAGGCTTTCCGTACTGCGGTAATCACCACGGCCTCGCCGTCGGCCTCCCACAGCAGGCGGTCCTTGTCGATTACGTCCGCGCCGATATGCTCCGCCGGATCCCGCTCGATCATGTCCACCAGGTACAGGGGAACGCCCCAGCAGGCACCGCCGCCGGGCGGCTGGTAAATCTGGAACCCCTGCATAATCACCGGCACCATGGTGACCTCCTCGCCGCGGTCACCGCCGCGCCAGTGGTCCATATCGTCCGCCGCCGTTTCTCTCAAAACCAGCTGCGGCTCCGTGTCCTTAATGATCGACGTGGGCATATCTCGCTCCGGGATCATGCCCATGTGTTCCACGATGGTGGCCAGCACCTTGCGCGGCAACAGGGCGCGGTTGGCCATAGCAAACCAGTGATCCGTGTAAATGGCCACGTCGTTGCCGGTGTTCAGGACGGTGTACCCGCCCGCTTTGTAGGCTCTTTTGATGGCGCGGATCAGCCCGCCCTCGTTAATCAGCATTTGAAACCCTCCTTTTATATAAGGTGCGGCATAGGCACCGGCCTTTCCTCCTTGTCGGTCCTCCACACCTCTGCGTCCCGTATTTCTGTCCAGTCACAGCCCCAAACCTCCGCCGCGTTCAGCAGGGCGGCAAAATTGGAACCGTGCGGCACCACGACGGTGCCATATTTCCGGCTTACCACTCTGGCGCAGCCTCTGGCCTGCCAGCGTTCCCGCCGTGCCCGCTCCGTCACAGACGTTTCATACTTGCGGGCGGCCTCGCGGGTTACACCACGCCCCAGGCGTTCACCGTACATTCCCATGTTTCCATGGCCTCCTTGACTGCCTTGGAGTAGTCGGTGGAGGTGATCCCGCTGTCCCATGCGCTTCTCGCGCCGCCCTCGCCCATGTTGTAGGCCATGGCGGCCTTTTCGACGTTTCCATACTTGGCCAGATACAGGCCCAGCTTGTAGCAGCCGCCCGCGATATTCCCGGAGGTGGTGGTGGGGTCCAGCCCCGTGGCCGCCTGGATCTCCGCATGGTAGGAACCGCCGGGGCCTGGGTTCAACTGCATGATCCCCACCTCACCAGAGGCGCCCACGGCGTCCATGTCGAAATTGCTTTCCGTCTGTGCCACCGCCAGGGCCATAGGATAGGGGCAGCCGTATTCCTCGCAGTACGTCCTCATGTAGTCCTGCCATTCGTAGGGCATAGGAACCGCCAGGGAGAAATAACCCTGCGCCAGCAGCGCCTCCTCGACCTTTTCCGTTTCCTGCGGGTCCTCCATGTATTCCTCCTCCGCCGCGGTGAACAGCAATTCCGTGGGCAGGATTGCCGCCGGGGCCGCCGACGCTTCCGGCGCGGCAGGTTCCGCCGCCGGTTCCTCGCTGTATGCCTTGGCCACCATGACCACGCAGACGGCAACGAACAGCGCCAGGGCGATAAAGGCCAGAACCTTATTACGCCGGCGGGCTTTGCGCTCCCGCTCCGCCGCGCGGGCGGTTCTGCGCTCCTTTGCGGCCTCAACCTGCGCCGCTGCCTGTTTCAACTCACGGGCGGACACCGCCGCCCGGTAAACGGCCAGATCGTCCTCCACGGCAGAGATCCGCACCCCCTGGGTGGTCTGCTC